TACGGCATTGCCTACCTTGAGGTCATTCGCAATGTGGCCGGAGAGGTGGTGCAAATCGAGTTCGTCAAGGAAACGCCCACGATACTCAAGACCCGCCCGCTCGACCCGTATATCTCCACGGTATACTACCATCACGGCCAGCAGACAGAGCGCAAGAAACGCTACTGCAAGTACAGGCAGGACATCGGCGGCAAGACCGTCTTTTTCAAGGAGTTTGGCGACCCGCGCATTATGGACAGGCGGGACGGCGAATACCTCAAGGAGGGCGAAAGTCTCGACCTCGAATATCAAGCGAACGAAATTATGGAGTTCGCCATCGGGACGGAGCCATACGGGGAGGTGCGCTGGATAGGCCAGATACTCGGCGTAGACGGGAGCCGGAGGGCGGAAACCCTCAACAACAACTATTTCACCAACGGCAGGCATACGCCACTGATGATTATGATTGAGGGCGGCACCCTCACTGACGAGAGCTTTGAAAAGCTACAGCAGTATATCAACGACATCAAGGGAGAGGCCGGACAACACGCTTTTCTCCTCTTGGAGACAGAGGCGAGCGACGGGCGGACGGACTTCGACCAACAGGAAAAGCCGAAAATCACCGTCAAAGACCTCGCCAGCGTACTCCAAAAGGACGAGCTTTTCCAAGGCTACCTCGACAACAACCGCCGGAAAGTGCAGTCGGCTTTCCAGCTCCCAGACCTTTATGTGGCCTATACTACCGACTTTAACCGGGCGACGGCGCAGACCGCGCAGGAAGTCACAGAGGAGCAGGTATTCCAGCCGGAGCGCCGGAGCCTCGCATGGGCCATCAACAACCGCCTGCTGAACGGCTACCAATTCCAGCACGTCGAGGCTTATTTCCTTGAGCCGGACATCACCAACCCGGACGACCTCTACAAGCTGCTTACAGTAGCGAACAACGCCGGAGGTGTGACCCCGAATTTTGCCAAGCGTATCATCTATGAGGCGTTCGGGGAGCAGGCGGAGGACTACCCAGAGGAATGGGGCGACACTCCCCTATCCTACAGCAAATCGCAGGGTGGCGGAGCCGCGCAGGGGTTTGACATCGGCCAGCTCACGATGGGCCTGCAACAGCAGATAGAAAAGGCCGCCAGCAGCCACGACGACGCGGTGGTAGCTGTGATGAAAGAGGTAAAGCGGCTGCTGATGAAGATGGAAAAGGGGGGCTGACGATGTGCATGGAGTGCGGCCCCCTTATTAAGGCCATCGACGCATATATCCAAAAGGCAGACGACGGCCTCGCGGACGCGCTGGGCGCGGAGGGCTACATCAAGCCCAAAAAGACGCTCAAATACGCGCAGGACATCGAGGACAGTGTGGCGGAGGCCCTGTTGGAGGAGACAGACTATATCCTCGCGGAGGCGGAAAAGGCCGTTGACCTCGAAACCTTTGCGGCGGACATCTGGCCGGGGGTGAAACTGAATGACGCAGCTAAGAGCAAGCTCGCCACGGTTTTCACGGAGAGGCTGGGCGAATTTCTCCCGGAGTATATCGGCTACTATATCGCCCAGACAGACCGGGGCCTCAAGCTGACGCAGGTATCAAAGCGGACGCTGGCATGGGTAAAGAGTTGGAGCAAAGACCTCGGAGAGATCATGCAACTCAACAGCCACAAGGAAATTGAGCGCATACTCGAAAAGGGCCTTGCAGAGGGCAGTGGCATTACAGAGTTCACCCGTGCCATTCTGGACAGTGGCATACGGGACGAATACTACAAGGCCCGGCGCGTCGCCGTCACAGAGGTTTTGCGGGCGCACAGCGTCGCGCAGCAGGAGGCATATATGCAGTCCCCAGCGGTCAGCGAGAAGATGTGGAAACACACGGGGGAATACAGGAACGAGCCGCGCCAAAATCATGTGGACATGGACGGCCAGCGCGTCCCGGTTGGGGAGCCGTTCGAGCTTATCGGCGCGGACGGCGGCACCTACGAGCCGATGTACCCCCGCGACACCACCCTCCCGCCGGAGGAAAGCATAAACTGCCACTGCATTTCCCAGCCCGTCGTCAGCGAGGAAATCCTCGGCCTCCCGTTGGAGGAGCGCCAGCGGCTACAGCAGGAGGCAATCGACGCTATGGACGATGAATGGGAGAAAGAGCTGGACGCGCAGAACAAAGCGAAAGCGGGGATTGACGAGGAATAGCCGCTCTGCCTCCCTTCGTGGCGCAGGAGCGCCGCAGAGGACACGGGTAGAGAAATTACACCCCCAGACAAATAACGGCCATTTCGGGCCGTTCAGAGGCGTTTTCGTGGCGACACGGAAACAGGACACGGTAAAGAGCAGCGGCGACGCTGCTTTTTATATTTCCCAAGAGCCACCGAAAGGAGGTGAAAGGCCATGAGCAGGAGTTTGAGGAAAGCATACGAAATCACGGACGCGAAAATCCAATTCGTCTCACTCGTCGATAAGGCCGCAAACAAGCGGCAGTTCCTCATAAAGAAAGAGGACGGCGGCAAAGCGACGTTCACCACCTACGGCAGGATTATCAAGGCGGACGCAGACAGCCACTACGTCACCGGGATTGTCTATGAGCCGATGGAGGAGGACAGCCACGGCAATTTTATGACGGAGGAGGAGATTACAAAGGCGGCCTACTGGTACGCCAAGAACGGCGACCAAGTAGACCTGCAACACAGCTTTGAGCCGCTGGACGGGGCGACGGTTGTGGAAACGTGGATTGCCAAAGCCGATTTCGACATCGACGGAGAGGCAGTCCGCAAGGGAACGTGGCTTATGACGATGGAGGTCACAGACGAAAGCGTGTGGGCTGGAATTGAAAAGGGCGAGATCACGGGCTTTAGTATGGGCGGCCTCGGAAACTACAGCGAGGAGGACGTGCAGTTGGAGAGCGTAAGCAAGCAGGAAACCAGTGAGAAAAAGGGGCTGCTGAAACAGTTGGCGGCGGCGCTGGGGCTGAATGTGGTGGAGAAAGGAGCCGTAGCGGAACTTTTTGCGGAGCGCAGCAAAGGCAACCTTTTCTGGGAGGCGTTCTATTCCCTCCAAGACACCCTACAGCACTACGACCCGTACACGGGCTGCTGGCAGTATGAGGCGGACGAGGGCAAGGTGCGCGAGTGCCTTGAGGACTTCAACGCCATCATCACCGACATTCTCACGGGCAAGGAGAGTATCACCAAAGCCATTCACACCGACCAGCCGGAGCAGATCGCAAAGGCCGGAAAGAAAATGAGCGGCAAGAACAAGGAAACGCTCTTGAATATCTACGAGAGTTTGGGAGCGTTTGTCAAGGAGTTCGACGACCCGGAGCCGGAGGACGACGACCCGGACAAGAAAAAGAAGTCCGAGGAGCCGGAGGGCGGCGGCGGGGAGGGCGAACCCGAAACCGACAAAGACAAGGATAAGGAGGACAAAGAAGTGACGAAACAGGACGTAGAGCAGATCGTCGCCTCTGCCATCGAAAAGGCAATGGGCGGCAGCGCACAGCAGACCACAGGCCAGCAGGAACCCCCGCAGGCGGCCCAGAGTGGCGCAGGAGCGGTGGAAAAGGCTGGGGGTAAGGAGAATACCGCCCCCGCCGAAATCACGCCGGAGGCCGTCGAGAAGATGGTCGGAGAGGCCATTGCAAAGGCGCTCACCCCGCAGGAGGAACACGTCACCGCAGAACAGGTGCAGGAGATGATTGCCGCAGCCGTGGCAAAGGCGGTTGACCCGGTGCTGAAAAGCCGGGGTCTGCCCAGCAACCTCGGCGGCACCGTGGAGAAATCTGCGGGCGAGGAGCATTATCTGCACGGTATTCTTTAATTTACGAGGAGGAAAGAGACTATGCCTAACAATCAGGACATTATCCGCAAGGCGGCCACCATCGAAACGACCTCCCTTGCCTCTGGGCTGCTGAACCCGGAGCAGGCGAAGAAATTCATTCAGCAGACCTTTGAGGCCACCACCCTCGGCGGCCTCGTGCGGCACGAAATGCGTACCGCAAAGACGGGCGAGGTCGATAAGATTGGCATTGCTCGCCGCATTGTCCGCAAAAAGACGGAGAACACCGACGACGGCTACCGCGCAGGCGTGGAGACCAGCCAGATCGAGTACGCCACCACCGCCGTCCGGCTGCCCTGGGAGATCACCGAGGAGACGCTGCGGGAGAACATCGAGGGCCAGAACTTCGAGACTATCGTCACCAACCTTATGACGACCCAGCTCGGCATTGACCTTGAGGATTTGTACCTCAACGGCGACGAGGCTACCGACAGCTCCGACGCGGACTATGACTTCCTCAAGATCAACGACGGCTGGATTAAGCAGATTTCCAACGGGGGCCACGTCTACGACGCGAGCAGCGCCACGGGAATGAGCCTCGACCTTTTCTACAAGACGCTGGCCCAGCTCCCCAACAAGTACAACAACGGCAAGCTCCGCTGGCTGATGTCCCCGCACCGGGCGCAGGAATGGGAGCTGTTTTTGCTCAATCAGGTGATTGGCAAGGGCGGCGCGGTGCCGGAGAGCATTTACAACTCCCCCGCCCGCATTCCCACGGTGGAATGCCCCGCCCTCGACGACGGGACTATCCTGCTGACCGACCCCAAAAACCTCATTGTCGTCAACACCTACTCCGTGAAAATCCGCAAGACCACCGAGGGCGAAAAGGCCATTATGATGGATAAGCGTTTCTACGTCACCCATCTGGACTATGACCCCATCGTCGAGGAGCTGGACGCGACGGCCATCATCAAGGGCCTCAAGTAAGGAGGAGCGGCTATGTATCACATCAGACTTTGCAAGGGCCTCTCCTACTGCGGCGTGGTAAGCGCCACCCGGAAAGAGCCGGACGTGTTCGTGGAGGACAAGGCTACCGCTGACGCGGCGGTAGCCTCCGGCTATTTCCAGCTCATGGGCGGCGGAGAGGAGAGCGCAGGCGGCGGCCAGACGTTCACGGGCAACCTCGACCGGGGGCAGCTTGAGGAGATGAAAGTGGAAGTCCTCAAGCGCCTCGCAGAGGACATGGGTATTGAGACAAAGGGCCTCAAAAAGGCGCAGCTCGTCGAGGCTATCGCTGGCGAGGAGGTCGAGGTAGACGCAGAGGGCGACGCTGGGGACGGCGGAGCCGGGGCCAGCACTGGCACCAGCGAGAGCGACAACAGCTCCGAGGGCGAGGCTGACTACGGCGAGGAGGACTAACCGGGGAGGTGCGGTATGGCGGATAGACCGTGGGTAACGCCAGAGGAAGTCCGGGAATACTCGGAGCTGCCAGCGGTGCAGCAGCGCAGCGACACGCGGCTCATAGTGGACATTGCGAGGGCGGAGCAGTATGTTATCACATACACGCACAACTCTTTCAAGGACGCGGAGGAGCTGCCGCAGGTGGTGAAAACGGCGGTTTTGATACTGGCGGAGGCCTACGGCCACAACGCCGCTATCGCAGCGCGGGAGGTCAAGTCGGAGACGTTCGACGACTACAGCTACACCGCAGAGGCCAGCCAAATCAGCATTGACGGGTTAGACCTCGCGGCGCTGCTGGACGACTATGTTATCGCGGAACCCCGCAAGGGGGTTACACTGCGAATGAGAAAGCTATAGGGGGTGGAGGCATGAGCTTAGAGAGGCTACTCAACCATACCTGCGACATCTACCACGCGCAGGAGAGCGCGGCCAGCCCCGGCTACGGCCTCCCCGCCTCCCCTACTTTCAGCTACCCAGAGGAGCCGGACATCGGCGGGCAGAGCTGCCATTTCGGAGTGAAGTCGGCCAGCGTCACTGTCACGCAGACGGCCCCGGCGAACCTCATGGACGCGAAAATCAAACTCACCCTCCCTATCGGGACAGACGTGCGGCTGAATGACAAAATCGTAGACTGCGGGACAAAGCTGGAATACACGGCGGAGCAGCCCGTCAACGTGCGGGGCCACCACCTTTTCGTCTACATCAAGAAAATCGGAGAGGAGCGGCACCTGTAATGGCTACGGTGGAGTTTGACATGGCGGAGTACCGGGAGTTTTTCGAGAGGCTGGAAAGGGCCGCGAAAGGCGATTTTCGTCAGGAAATGGAGCTGTATCTTGAGGCAGTAGGTTTTGACTTCTTGAGAGTAGTCCAAGACGAAATCGTGCGGCGGAAAGTGCTGGACAGCAGGCTTTTACTCGCCAGCTTTGAGAAAGGGAACGACGCGAACGTATGGGAGCTGACCGACGGGGGCCTCACGCTGGAAGTGGGGACAAACTTGAGCTACGCGGGGTATGTGAACGACGGACATTGGACGAACACCAAAGGGGTAGCGCGGCGCTGGGTGCCGGGGTATTGGGAGGGCGACCGCTTTATTTATGACCCCGGAGCCGAAACCGGAATGCTGCTGAAACAGCATTGGGTGGAGGGCAAGCACTACTTCGAGAGCGCACTGCGCATTTTCGAGAAGATTTTCCAAGCAAGCGCAGAGGCAAAGCTCCAAGAATGGATTGACAAATACTTTGGCGGATAAGGGGGTGGGAAATTGCTTGAGCAGGAGATGGCGAGCATAATCAAATACGTTCTCGACCGCGCCGGAGGGCCGTCCCCGTACTACTGGAACGTCCCCCGGCACTTTTCCATTCCAGCGGCCTACTTCCCTACGCCAGAGCTGGACACAGGGGGCGAGACATTCCTCACCTACTGGACGGACTTTGTATGGTATATCAAGCTATTCCACAGGACGGGGCAGGGCGCGTACTCCGCCGGGAGCGCAGTCTTGCAGGCGATACGGGCGGGGCGGAACCTCATACCGCTCATAGCACAGGACGGCAGCGAAATCGAGGGCGAATGGGTGCGGGTGAATGACCCAAAGCTGAAAGTGCTGGACGACGGGGCCGCGCAGCTTACCATGAGCTGGCGGAGCCGGAGGCCGTACAACGACACCACAGAGGCCGTAGACAGGGCGCAGGCGTTCAGCCTCGACGTGTTTATGAAGTCGGGTAAGACGATCTCGGACACATACGCGGAGGCGCTGGAACAGTACGCAATCCCCACACAGGAACCCGGCGGGCAGCCGGAGTAAAGGAGGACACGATATGACGAGCAAGACCAAAGGCGCAGAGGCCCCGGCCAAAGCCGGAGCTGCGCCGAAATTCACGCTGGAAAAGCTGCGGCTGAACTGCCGGAGGCTTTTCGGCGTTTCTACCAGCACCTTTGATGGAGCGACCTACGGCCTGACGGAGAAGTATACCGTCGAGGAAATGCGGGCGCACATCGAGGCATGGAAAAAGAAAGGGGTGAAGTAAGATGGCCGGAGGAAGATTTGACAAGCTGGTCGGCAAGGTACGACCGGGGACGTATATCAACTTCGAGAGCGGCAGGGAAACCGACATTCTCAGCGCAGGGACGCGAGGCACGGTCATTGTCCCGTTACCCAAAGCGGCCTATGGCCCGGCAAAGCAGTTTATCCGGCTGACGAACGCCAGCCCGGACGCGGAGGCGGCCACGCTGGGGTACAGCATTTACGACAGCGACCCCAACCGCCAGATGTTGCTTATCCGGGAGGCTTTCAAGCGGGCCACCACCGTCTACGTCTATATCCTCACGGAGGGCAAAAAGGCGCAGGCGGAGATCACCATGAGCGTCCCGGCGGAGAGCGAGGAGGCGGGGGCTACCACCAACACCCTCACCGCCGCAGCAAAGCACGGCGGCAGCCGGGGCAACGCCTTTACCGTCACGCTGGACGCGAACCCGCTGGGCGGCTATGATGTGCTTATCCACCTCGACGGCGGAAAGGTCACAGAGTACGAGGGGCTGAACACGGTGGAGGAGCTGATTGCACAGGGCAACCCCTACATCACGTTCAGCGGCGCAGGCAAGCTCGGAGAGGCCGCCGGGACGAACCTCACAGGTGGCGAGGACGAGGAGGCCACCAACACGGACATTACGGACTTCATCGACGCATGGGAAAAGGTGAAGTTCCATACGGTCTGTTTCCCGTTCAACGGGGAGGAGGCCCAGAACGTCAAGCAGGCGGCGCTCACCAAAATCAGGTATATGCGCGACAGCATGGGCAAAGGGGTACAGGTCGTCATGCCGGACGCAGGCGGCATGGACTACGAGGGGGTTATCAATGTCACCAACAGCGTCTCCCTCGACGGCGACAACCTCTCTCATGCGGAGGTTTGCGCTTGGGTAGCCGGAGCGACAGCCGGGGCCACCAACACCGAAAGCCTCACCTACAAGCAGTACGCCGGGGCCACCGCCGTCGTAGACCCCAAGAGCAACGAGGAGGCTATCGCGGCCATCAATGCGGGCGAGTTTTTCTTCTCCGTCAACGAGGACAGGGAGATCGTCGTGGAGTACGACATCAACAGCCTCACCACGTTCGCAGACAAGAAAGACAAGAGCTACCGCAAAAACCGGGTTATCCGGGTGTACGACACGTTCCAAGAGGCCGTGCAGCTCAACTTCCCGCCCAACAAGTTCAACAACAACGCGAGGGGCTGGGACATCATGGAGGGGATTGGCAAGACCATTCTCCGCCAGTTCGAGGACGCGGAGGCCATTACGAACGTGTCCTATGATGAGGATTTCCTCGTAGACCGGGAGAGCAGCGTAGACGACGAAACCTACTTCAACGTAGGCTTGCAGGCCGTGGACAGCGCCGAAAAGCTGTACTTTACCATCACTACGAGATAAGGGAGGAGGACTGAGCAATGGAATACAATCACGCGCCGATTTCTCTCCGCGAGGGCCACGTCTATCTGGACGGGGTAGAGATTGCGGACAGCATTAAGTGCGAAATCAAAATGACCCCGGACGTTTGGACGGGGCGGCAGCTCGGAGAGCTGACCCCCAGCAGCCGTTGGCTGGGCTACTCTATCACTGGCACCATCACCCGGCGGCGCTCCTCCAAGTGGCTTGAGGAGAAAATCAAGGAGTACCAGCAGAGCCACGAAACCCCGGAAATGACTATCCAAGGGGTTATGGAGGACAAGAACAGCGACTTCTACAAGCAGTACGGCTCCAACACTGTGACGTGCGTGGGCTGCGTCCTCACCGGGGACTTGCCGCTCACCATGCTCGACAGCGAGGACACGCTGGACGCGCTCGGCTACACGATGGAGCAGGTACAGGCAGACGCAAGGCTCCTCAGAGGCTTTCAGAGAGCCTGCACGACCATCATGGGGAGGGGATAGTAAATGACACCCTACAAGTATTTGCGCGGCTCACGCGACAGCAGAGAGGTCGTCGAGTACGAAATCAGCAGGCGGGGCCAGTACATAACGACCTGCGTGGTGAACGTCGATTTGCTCCTGTGCGGTATCAAGGTTTTCCCCTGCGGCAATGGGGACGACGTTCGGCTCACGCCGGAGCAGCAGGTGGAAATCCTTGAGCTGGTGCAGGCGGAGCGCAGGAAGATCACCGACAGATACCCCGTCAAGACCTACGAGGGCTGGCACCAGAGCGGCCTCCCGACGTTCGAGGACTACTGTTTCCCCGGCGACACGGTGGACGAGGAGATGGTGGAGTATTTCGTCAACAGCGTCCCGCCCGTCCTCCTCCGGGCCTCCTGCACACAGGCCGGGGAGCCGCACAGCCATGAGCAGGACGAGCGCGGCAGCCACAGGCCGACCTACATCACGTTCCACGACCTCGGCGGGGGCTGCTGGCAGTTCGACGGCTACTGTTTCGAGGGGGAGAACACGAACCGCGTCGAGAAAACCTACAGGCAGCAGCGATTTGAGAAACGCCTTGCAGAGGCGCGGAGGGAGGCAGAACAGCATGGCTAAACCGACAGACATCAAGGGGAAAATCCGGCACCTCCTCGCGCTGGCAGAAAGCCCGAACGAGAACGAGGCGCGGGCGGCGCTCCTCAAGGCCCGCGAGCTGATGGCAAGGCACAAGCTCACGGAGGCGGAGCTGGGCGAGGCGGAAAGGCAGGCCGTCAGGAACACGCTCACCGACATCACCTGTAGCAAGCGGCGCGACCCGTGGATTTGCGGCCTCTCTGCCGTCATTGGCGAGAGCTACTGCTGCAAGGGGTACAGAACCCACACAAAGGGCCGCCAGACGCAGACCATCGGATTTATCGGCCTTGAGGACGACGTGGAGATTTGCGTGGCGATCTTCAAGTATGCGGTGGACTGTATCAGGGCTGGGGTAAAGGCCGTCGAGAAAGAGTGCGCAGGCTACTATCCGTGGTACGTCAGGCAGCAGCGCGACAGCTATGGCTACGGTTTTGCCAGAGGTATTCAGACGGCCCTTGAGCGGCAGGACGAGGAGAAACGCGACGAGTGGGGGCTTGTACTTGTTATGCAGAAAGAGGTACAGGAGGCCTCCCAGCACCTCGGAAAAGAGGATTTCAAAGCCCGGACAGAGGACACCATCGACCACCGCGCCTATTCGCAGGGGTACGCGCAGGGCAAAGAGTTCGACCCCTCGCGGAGACTGCCGGGGGAGGCGGCAGAATGTGTATGAGCAGTTGAGCCTATTCGACCTCGCGCCGGGGAGCGCTTTGGCGGAGTGCTGTTATGACGGCAGCACCCGCCCGGCGCAGAGGCCGGAGCCGTGGATGAAAAGGCTCGTACCCAAAGGCGAGTACGTCGTCATGGTAGGCCCATACCCCCTCATGCTCCGGCCCGTCCCCGTCCGGGCGGAGGACATCGAGGCGGGACACCACTACTACCACTACACCATAGACGGGCGGGTATACTCCGGCATATTCTTGGGCCGGGACACTGAGAAAGGAGGATAGCTATATGGACGAGGACGACGGGCTGCTGGTCTGTCCCTACTGCGGCAGAGAGCAGTACACCCATGAGCCGGACGACATTTCGGCCCTTATGTGCCTCACCACCTGCGAACACTGCGAACGCCAGTTTTGGTACGCGGTCGAGGTGACGAGAGAATACAGCAGCAGACGCTACGAGGAGGGATAGCATGAAAGTCAACATGGACAAGCTCGCGGAGCTTGACAGCCATTGGAGCGAGGTCATGGAGCTGGCGGTTAAGTACGGCTTTATCACGCAGGCCTACGGCGGCACGGCGACGCTGGCGACGCACAAAAATCAGCTTGAGGCGTACCGGGCGGAGAACTACATCATGCGGCAGCGGGAGATGCACCGCATTGACATGGAGGAGGCGCAGGAATGATAATCATAGACAGCAGTCACGCGGAGCGGCTTGAGAGCGCCCTCCACATGGCCGGGGCGATCAGGGACAACGGCACGGTAAACACGGACTTCGGGGC